TGGAGAACCATTGGCTACTTTGGTGAGGTTCCACCGTCAGCATTTGTTGACGACGACCACCAAGATAATCAGTCCGTTTCCATAGAAATCGGCATGGGTGAGGGTAGTCACATCAATGCAAATGCGCCATGGTTAAAGTTCATTTACTTTGGTCGTATTATCTTCATCCCGAAACGTGCAATTAAACGGAATGTCGACCCTGATTATCTCTTTAATAATGATTGGGCAGACGGCACTAAAACCGTCACATTTGACGACTGTGAATTTGACGGGCTGCGTATTCCTCTTCAATTCGCTGTCTACTTGCCCTCTGGTGCAATTGGCAAACTCGATGAGGAAGCCCCGTTTGACATCCCAGGCGACACAGGAGACCCGAACAAAAACATCGGTCTCGGCAGCATGTGGAATCAGCTAATCTACCGTCTATCCTCACCTTCATTCAGTGGAAGCACGGATGATGCAGGAGGTCCAGAAGTAGTGACGGACAAGTGGGAATCCTTCAGTGCTAGCGACTTGGGTATCTCTTGGGAGGATGACCCAATCATGCCTGGTGAATCGGGTCCATCTGAGGGTTCTTTCACAATCTGCACACCCAAGTACACTACGCGGGGCGGTGCAACTGATGATGGACAGTCGGATGAGGAGACGATTGCACGGGTCGGCTATGAGTTCGAGGCGGATGATAAGCTGGGATGGCGACCCGTCCTTGAACTGAGAACTACATCTCCAGTCTATCTGCCACGTGGATTGCGTAAAGGATTAGAGGAGTAACAGGGAGAGGAAGACCCAGGGCGCGTTAAGCGGAGAACTCCGTGTGCCTTGGGTCTCAGTCAAATGTGTGTAACATAATGACGGTGTACTTTATCTTGATTAACTGTTGACTGTCCTCGATTGTCCTTGACTGCTGTCCTGTTGTTCTTGACTGCTGTTCTTGAATCTTCTTCTTGAATGTTCTTCTTGAATCTTCTTCTTGAATCTTCTTCGAGAAGACTCTTGACAGAACACTCCGGTTAGTGTACTATAGTCGAAAGAAGCACAAAACTAAATAGTAATGTACACTAAACAGTAGCGCTAGAGGAAAAAACAATGACAATAGCAGCACTTATCCTTTACACTTCAATTGCATTTGGAACATCACTATCACTGGTTGTACTGGAACAACTAGCTGTAAATAGAGTTGAGGATAGAGGCCCTGTCCTCAACAAATTGGACGGCGAGAAGCAACGCCATCATTCATCTTCTCTTGAGACCTCTGGAGGTGAGTGATGGCGTCTTTTTATGTCAATCTCAACGACATATTCAACGAAGAACTTCCCGGTTGGAAGTCTCAGACGAAGGAGACAAAAGACAAGATTCTCACTTTGTTGTTCAATGCAAAACGACATGAATCCCCGGGGATGTATTGTATTCCAGTCTCACACATTAAAGCAAAGGGACTGGACCCGGCAAGAATCAAGGACCGTCTCAAGAAATGGGGAATTGTTGAATTCCTGCCAGAGTATTGGGAGAACAGGGCACAGGACATGAAGTTCACCCCTTATTTCTATGATTTGATGAATCGTGCTGCCATCAGAGAGGTGAAGAAGCATATGGTTAAGCCGAATCCTCCCAAGAAACCAATGAAGCTGTGCGAGATGCACATTGACAGGAATCCTCACATCAACCTAGACAACTTGAATCACTACATTGAAGAAGGTTGGATGGCTGAGGAGAAAGACCCGGAGGATAAGAGAGACCAGGCAATCATTTTCCGTCTATATGCAACAGCAAAGAACAATCGCGGACGTATTCCACAAAAATACTATCAACCATCTGATTTTGGAGAGTATTCCGCTAGAATCTATGGGACAGGAACACACGCGATTCAACAGGCACCTCGTCTCATCAGAAGTGCGATGATGGATGGTTATTATGATTACGACTTTGAGAATGCGCACTATGCAATTCTCAATTCACATGGGGAATATGCTGCAATAGACCACTATGTGAATAACACGAAGGAGACTCGAAACAAGATTGCAGAAGAAACAGGTCTCACTTATGAACAAGTGAAGTTTGGATTGATTGCACTCCTATACGGTGCAAAGAGAGGAAAACACCCAACGAAGTCAGCCATTGCAAAGCAATTCGGGGTTGACAAAGTGGACGCATTCTTTTATAATCCAACAGTAGCTTCTATCAGAGAAGAGATGAAAGAGGCTGGTGTCTTCCTTCTGCAATTCCACGGTGTTGACCCAAGGACTGATTTCTTCCGTAAACTCTCACTTGCCCTTCAGACTGAGGAGAACAGAATCCTCAGCGCAGCAAAAGAAGGTGAGGAAATCACAGTCCCCATGTTTGATGGGTGGATTCAGAAAGAGGACGTGAACCCAATGGTGTATGAAAGGAGGATAGTTGATGGTACAGGATATCACGTCCGTGTTACACGAGAGAGAATTGCATATGAATTTTGAAGAATCAAATGAATACGGCAAGCAGGGTGAGGAGATTATTAAACAATTCCTCACGCAAAAGGGCTACAACGTGATAGACGTTTCAAAACACAAACATTTCCAGTCAATTGACGTGGATTTCGTTGTAGACAAGGAGAAGGACAATGCCGACACCCAGAATTAGACAGCAAAGGGAAGCAAGAGAGACTAGGAAGCGTTGGGCAGATGAACGCCGTCAAAGAACAAAAGAAAGAGAAAAACGTGCAAGACAGCGACACCAACAAGCAAGAGTGGCGGCTGTCTTGAATCAAATCTAAAGGCAGAACCATATGGCACACCTAATCGACGTAAAAACGGATTCATACACAACTGACAATCTTTTCATTGAAATTGTCAGCAATAACAACAAATGCCGTTTTAATCCGTCGTCTACGGTGAAAATCACAGACAAAATGGAAGAGAGGCTAGACGGTTGCATATTCAAAACGAAAGCGGACTACTGGTTCTACTATTTTCTCAATCAAGATGAACTGTATATCTTCAAACCAGAGGATATGATTCAGCACTTGAAGGAGAATAGTTATCCGGTTGCGCGGCACACGACTCATTCTACATTTGGAGACAATGGTTTGTATGAGTCGATAGGAGTGTTAGTAAATAAATATACAGTACAAGATATTGTGTCTGTAGTCTCACCCGTAAACAACATATAGTAGTGGAGAAGCCTAGATGGCAGGACGTAAACAATTAACACCCAAACAAACAGCATTTTGTGAAGCATACGCAGCATGTTTCAATCCGCTGAAATCGGCTGAGTATGCTGGATATGAACCTGCTGATGATAAGTACCAGCTACAAAAGGCTGCGTATCGTGCATTGGGTAATGAGAATGTCAAGATGTACATCAATGAATTGCTTGAGGAAAAGAGGAAGTGTCTGCAGACAGTCCCATTCCAGGCAATCATTCAGAACCTGGTTGAAATCACAATGGATGAGAGTGTTTCCACAAAGGATAAACTGCGTGCATCTGAATTGCTAATCAAGTACAAGAACACGAATTCTTGGGAAGGTGCAGAAACACGCCACGTTGAGGCATTCATTGAAGCCCTGCGCGGCGAAATCAAGTGGGATGAAAACGAATAACAATGGAAATCACTTCTTTCTCAGACAAGCAGAAGAAGGCGATTGCATGGTGGTTGGATGAATCACCGTTTTCTAACCGCGACTTCATCATTGCAGAGGGGGCAATCCGTTCAGGCAAGACGGTTGCCCTCATTGAATCATTCCTGCTTTGGTCACTGCATAATTTCACGGAATCAAATTTCATCATCAGCGGTGTTTCTAAATCAGCAATCAACAGAAACGTGATGATTCCCATGTTTCGTTTGATGGAAGCAAAGGGAATCCCCTATTCGTGGAACCAAGCATTGTGTCGCTTGCAAGTGGGCGGAAACATATACTACACATTCGGCGCTAATTCACGCAATTCACAGGACGCAGTACAGGGATTAACTGCTGCTGGATTCTTTGCTGACGAGGTCTTGCTTCAACCACGCAGTTTTGTTGAACAGGCAATGGGTCGTTGCAGTGTAGATGGTTCCAGATATTTCTTCACCCTGAACCCTGAATCACCATATCATTGGTTCAAAGAGGAGATGATTGATAAGGTTGAAGATAAGAATGGACTCCTCATGAAATTCAACATGGATGACAACCCCAATCTCACTGAGGATGTGAAGCGCAGATACAGGAACATGTATTCTGGTCTGTTCTACAAGCGTTACATCAACGGCGAATGGTGTGTTGCAGAGGGTGCTGTTTATGATATGTTTGACCATCACACCCACGTGATAAAAGCNGATAAAAGTCCCACTGCATATGAGAAATTCATTGTGGGAATTGACTATGGAATGGCAACAGTGATGACTTTTGGTTTGTATGGCATCAATGGCGACAACATCACACTGATTAAAGAATACTATTATGATGCAAAGCAGAAACAGAGACAGAAAACAGACCACGAATTCGTAGAAGATTTTGCCCATTTTGTTGATGGATATGAGATTGACAGAATCTACATTGACCCGTCCGCGGCTAATTTCAAACGGAAATTGAAGGGAGAGGGATTTGTTGTTAAATCAGCATTTAACGATGTCATTAACGGCATCCGAGTAACAGCAAATAAACTCTCAGAGGGGAAATTCCTCATTGATGAATCCTGTAAAGATTGCCTACGCGAAATACAGAACTATGCGTGGGACCAGGATGCCGCGGAGAAAGGGGAAGATAGACCTGTTAAGCGTGATGACCACGCAATGGATAGAAACAGGTACGTCATTTACACTTATTTCAAGAATCCTTACGCAGGTCGGGTACTTGCTAAGCCAAGACACCTATAAAGGAAAACAGCAATGGAACGAGACCTAAGTTTTATTCAACCTGGCGCAACATTCCCGACGCCCGAACAGAGACGCCGACTGAATCATTATCGTAACAATCGCCTCTTGTTTGAAGGCGCACACGATTATGTTTTTCACCGTTGGGCACAAACACGCGGTGTTGAACAGCTATCAGTCATTGTGAATTGGCACCGTCGCCTTTCACTCCTATGGGCTGATATGCTGTTTGGTCAAGAACCAACTATCACTGCCCAGCGCGGTGATGAGGAATTGAAACAGGTCATCAGAGAAAATGAACTGTTCCGCACTTGTTATGAAGTGGCACTTGATGTTTCACGTTACGGAACTGGTGTATTCAAGATTCGCTACAGTGATGGAATGCCGCGCATTGAGGCAGTGCCGCCTGACATTTGGTTCCCTGTTGTGAATGCACGCAATATCAAAGAGATACAATATCACGTTATTGCGTGGAAATGGAAAGATGAAAATGATAATCACTTCCTTGATGCAGAGATTCACAGCAAAAATGAAATCACATATCGCACCTACGCATTAACACGCGATTCAAAGGTGCATCATATTATCAGTGAAGAGACGGAAACCCACAATGCAGGTTTCTTGGTTGTCCCTGTACACAATATCACAACCAGTGAAACTATCATTGGACATGATGATTATGCAGACATTAACCCAATCCTCGAGGATTTGGAAATTCGTCTCACCCAGATTTCTCGGGTGTTGGATAAACACGCAGACCCGTCCATGTATGGTGATGAATCAGCATTGCAATTGGATGAAGCGACGGGTGATTATGTTGTGCGTGGAGGTGGTGCTTTCTATCCTGTTTCAGAAGATGGACAGCCGCCTGGTTATCTCACATGGGATGGTTCCCTACAGGATGCTTTCAAGCAGATTGACACCCTCATGGAACAGTTCTATGTGATTACTCAAACAAGCCCAGCTGCATTTGGACAGATGAAATCAGGGCTTGCAGAGAGTGGTTCCGCATTGAAACGTCTGCTGATGGCGACAATCATCAAGAGTAATCGCACAAAGATGACTTTTGAGAACTCACTGTTAAAAGTCATTGAAAAGGCAGGTGTTATAAATAGTATGAATGGTGGAACTTCTTTTGATGGAATTGAAATTGAATGGCAAGACGCATTGCCAGAAGATATGCAAGAAGTTGTTGATACGGAAGCAAGACGATTTGATTCAGGACTCACTTCCCGTAGAAGTGCAATTCGTCGTATCGACAATATCCACGGAGACCAATTAGACCAAGAAGCCCTGGAGGCTGAAAATGACGCAAGAGAATCCGGAGAATCAAGAACACAATACTACGCAGAAGTTTGACGAATCCTACGTTAAGGAATTGCGTCAAGAAGCTGCCAATTATCGCACTAAACTTCGAGACGCTGAATCTCAACTGGAACAACTCCAGCAAGAGAAACAGCAATTCGAAGAAGAAATGTTGAATCGCGATATTGAAATGGCAGCAAAAGAAGCAGGTGTGGTTGACCCACAAACAGCAGCAAAACTAATTGATAAGGATTCAGCCAAGGAAGGTGGAAGGGAAAACATCCAACAGCAATTAAATCAATTAGTGCAAGAAAAGCCTTTCTTGAAGGGGGGCGATATCGGACGTCCATCCAATCCTGGTGATAATGGACAACCAAAAATGTATTCCCGTCAGGAAATTGAACAAATGTCACCTGAAGAAATCAATTCTGATTGGGAAAACATTTCAGAACAAATGCAGAAAGGACTTATCAGATAGGAGAGTAACAAATGAGTCTCGATAGCTTTATCCCCAAGATTTGGAGTGCCCGCCTTCTACGAGATTTGGAAGCCCGCTATGTTTATGCGGACCTGACGAATCGTAATTGGGAAGGCGAAATTGCCAACTATGGCGACACTGTCCGCATCCACACTGTGGGCGATGTTGACGTTAATGACTACGTCAAGAACACCACTGAGATTGACCCGCAGGAACTAGACGGCAGTTATCAGGAACTGGAAATTGACCAGGCGAAATACTTTGCCTTCAAGATTGATGACATTGATGTTGCCCAGCAGCGTCCGAAAATCATGGACGAGGCAATCCGCAAGTCAAGCCGTTCTCTCGCTGAGAAGATGGACGACTTCGTTACTGGTTTTATTGACCAGGCTGGCAACACAATGGACCCTCAATCCCTCACTGTTGACGATGTCCCGCAGTTCATGGGTCAAGTCAATCAGATGCTGGATGAGGCAAATGTTGACCCGAATGAGGACCGTTTCATCGTTGTCCCGCCATTCCTCAAGAAGCTGATTGTCATTTCTTGGCAGTCCAACACTGAGAGTGAAGCGGTTCAGCGCAATGGTCAGGTTGGGCGCTACTTTGGTCTAGACGTCCGCATGTCCACCCGAGTCCCGCAGGACGGTGATGACAACTATAAGGTTCTGGCAGGCACCCGCGAGGGTATCACGCTTGCTGAACAGATTGTCAAGACTGAGGCGTATCGTCCTGAGAATAGCTTCAGTGATGCTGTCAAGGGACTGCACGTTTACGGTGGTCGTGTTGTCCAGCCGGACGCGCTGCTTATGGCACCCGTTTCCGAAGGCAGCTAAATAGGAATAGCAACCATTCCTCTACAGGTTGCTGTTTAGTGTGTGTAGCCCTGGGGGCGAATCGCTTTTACAAGTGGTTCGCCCCTTTTTTTATTTTAGGGCATTTTAAGGGCATTTTTGTCTTGTAACATGTTGAAAATAAAGACTCTAAAATCGCCCTTCATCATAACCTGTACCTTACCCCGTGGAATGGTAAAAGAAACGCCCATTTTTCGCCCTTTTTCATGTAAATACTTGAAAATACAGAGAGAACAGCCATGGCATATAACACTTACGAAGAAGCACAAACAAGGTACAGCAATACCATCCCAATTAAGGTCCTCTCTTACTATGGGAGAGAATATGACTACGTTGATGTGTTTGATGAATCTAGTGAATCACTCGTTGAATCTGCACTGAATGATGCAATGGAATTCATCGAGGCATATGATTATATTGGACAGGGAGAAATGGGAGGAAACAAGTTCCCTCTTTCACATCAAGAAGATGTGCCTGAGGAGGTGAAAGTTTGCGAATTCAAGATTGCATTGCGTTTGCTGCGTCGTTATCATATCAAAACGCAGGGTGATGCGTCAATTGAAATGTACAAGCAGCATAATATTGATTCCGCAGCGAGTGACATTTCCAATTATGGTGAAACATACACCATGAGTCCCGATTTTGATGAACTGGATATTCACACACTGGTTAAACAGTATCTTGGACGTTGGATGCTGAATTCAGTACCAATCAGAGTTGGACTTCCACAACAATATGCAACTCGCATCACTTGGAGAATTCATGAAGCTGCAACTACTTCTCCGCATTACACGGTTTGGGGGAACATGTGATGCATCTAAGAAAGCATATGGACAGCTACATGACTCTCTGGATTGTCCCTTGGCCAGGGTTGCAACCCGGGTCTAGTGAACCAGAATTACCATATGATTGGAGTAAACCCGTTGTTGTCCCTTGCAGATGGGAAGGGACGGGCATGACAAGAAGTGCCTATGTACCAGAAAATGCAGTTGCATGGATTGTCACTGAAGATTTAGAAGAAGCCCTGAATGAAGTCCATGGTGAGGATGTTTCAAGTGGCAGTTTTTTCAATGAATATCTCTATCCCTCCCACGTGGAATTATATTTGGACGAAGGCGCCACTTATGATTATGTTGATGCGTCTAATTGGATGCAAGGATTCATGTCATATGGCGATTTGTCAGAGGGACTAGACCACCCACAAGTGAGACTGGATGCAAGAGGAAGCGGAGAAGATGACCCTGTGGACCCTGTTTATGCAGCATGGTGGAAATCAGCTAGAATTGTTGACTGGACATCATTTCCAGATAAACGTGGGTATTACCGTTTGATGTCACTTGAAATTTCAACAAACCCATCGTCTTCTTAACAGAGGAAACAAACAATGTACAAGATTAACAACTACAACGGTTATGTCCACCAGTTGGAACTTAATGCCGTTCTCAAGAAGATTCACGAGGATATTCAGGCTATTGACCCATCAACGGGAAATGGCATTGAATCATTCCTAGAACTCGAGGACACGCCAGAATCATTTGAAGGTGAGGGCGACAAGTATCTCGCAGTCAAAACAGATGAATCAGGGCTGTCTTTTGTTGAGGCACCAACCGTGCCCCAAACATTCACAGACCTCGACGATACTGAGTCCTACAGTGGACAAGCAGGTAATGTCGTTGTCGTTAACGAAACTGAGGATGGACTCACCTATGAAGTATTTGCGCCAGTATCTGGATTTGTCGATTTGGACGACACCCCTGATTCATACGAGGCGGATAAGTTTGTTGCAGTTAATTCTGCTGGCGATGGTCTCGTATTCGTTGATGCGCCTTCTGGAAACGGCGATGGTGCATCTAGTTTCACTGATTTAGAAGATACTCCAGGCAACTACAGCGGAGAATCAGGTAAAGTCGTCGCTGTCAACAGTGCAGAAGACGGACTAGAGTTTATTGACCCGCCGTCTGGCAATGGCGGTGGCGATGGTGCGGAATTAGATGCTGACATGGACATCTTCACTGGT